CGTGCGTGCGAAGGCCTTGGGATCTTGACGAAGCTTCTCAACGATGCCCACAACAGCGTTGATCTTGCGCTCAATCCGGTTTGAGGTGACGACAGGCTGCTTACGGCGCTGCAGGACGGCGATCTCTGCCTCGGTCCACTGGTCGCCGTGGTAATAGTGGCGGGACTGGCGAGCTTCCTCGATCTCAGCCGACTTCGCACCCAGGTAATCGTAATACTGCTTCTTCAGCTTATCGACGGGGATATAGCTGTCTGCATCGTCAGGAGACGCAGTTCCGCCGCCCGAGGTCATTGGCTCGGGTGATTGAAGGGCTGGTTGCATCAGAGATGGAATCCGAATTCGCTAGGCGCCGCCATAAACCAAGGCCCGCCACAACGATCCATTGCCCAATTATTAGCGGCCTGCGAAACTCCAGCCGGCCAGCAAAACAAGCCCCAATGTGAAAGGGTGATCATGCTCAATAAACCTTAAAGCTGTCCGTGTCGGTCGTGTCGGTGCGCTTGTAGCCGCTCGCGTTCTTCGGCTTCTCGTTCTCAGGCTTCTTCCTGATCCAGGGCCGAGACATGCAGGCGTAACGGGTTTCGTCCGGCGCGTGGTCTTCCATGTCGCTGTCTACGTCTTCAGGCTTCAGCGGATCATGCTGCAGCGCCGGCAATGTCCGAATTAGGTCAACGCATGTCGAGAACGTTACCAGCATTGGAAGCCCGTCATCATCGCCCTCAAGACGGCCTCTGACCTGATCCCATCCGCCCATTGCACCTCGACCTGGCACACGCTTGTTGTCAGCATGGCGGAACGGAACTAGCTTGGCCTTAATCAGCTCCGCGTTGATGCGCTCGGAGATCGGCGGGCCGCCGTCCTCACTGAAAGCTGCAGGATCAAGAACGCCGCTAACCAGCTTTGGGTCTTTGGCCTCTCGCTCAGCAATCCCTCGGCCTACCGCATCAGCATGTAACTTGAGCCCGACGTTGGGCTTGATTTCACCCCTGTCGTTCTTCTGAACGCCGTACCATTCGCGGTATCTAACGATGCAGCCCCTTGGGAGCCAAAGACCGCTCTCCAGTTGATATTTATCGCCAACGACAGCCCACCAGCCGATTGAGAACGGCTTGGCAGAGCCCCAGTCACCCGATCGAAAGCGAGCCCATTCCTCGGGTATCTCAAACGGCCTGACGACATGCTTGGCGGCGTCCCAGCAATCGAAGAACGCGCCCTCGATTACATCCCAGTCGCCTGCAAGCCATGCTTTTACGAGTTCCTTCGATCCGGACTGATAGAGATTTGCAACGTAGCCAGAGCCCAGATAACGATTGTCGCTCAGCTTCGACGGGATGAATACCCGGTTCTTGCGGACCACTTCGCCCGTGAAGGGATTTGTAAAATCCTCCCACATGAGCTGCCAGCCGTGCGGCGCTGGGGAAATGTAACGAGCCTTGACCCATTGATGTCCAGGCCCGCCCGGATTCCCTGTCGCATGAAACTGGCAGGGAACGCCAGTAGCCGAACGAAGCGTTGCCCTGAGCTTGTTGACCGGCGTCGGGTCTGCCCAGTGCGTCAGTTCCTCGAAGAAGACATCCGTGTAATTGTGGCCCTGGTAGTTGTCTGCGTCCGCGTCCTTATCCAAGTACTCGAACTTGAGACGGGACTTGTTCGGAAACGTCCACCACTTCTTCTGCTCGCTCCAGACCGCACCAATCGGGCCATAAATCTGACGGGAACGCTCAATTGCCTCTTTCAGATCCTCGCGAGTCCGGCGGAAGAACACTCCGACGCAATGCTCGCCATATCTCGCCGCCTTGATGGCGAACTTACCGAGCATCCCGTCAGTCTTGCCGCCGCCTCGTGCCCCGCCGTAGAAGATTTCATCGGCCGGGCATTTGATGAGCGCGGTTTGTGGCCCCTTCTGAGGCGACCATGCAAGCTTAGTGCTTCGGAGCGTGCTCCCGTTCCCAGTCTTCAACGTTGTCGACGGGCTCGCCTGAGACAACATAATTGGTGTTCACATTCTCATTGATGGAGCGGTCAACGAACATCCCAATTTCCTTACCAAGGAGTTCCAGCGCCTTGTTCGCAACGCTGCCCTGGTATTGGAATTCCCCGATCGTATTGCCATCGTCATCCGTCATGGACTTGGCCTGCATGGCCTTGGCGACGTTCTCCATGAGGGTTTCGATTACCCATGCCTTTGTAAGGGCGGTCGATTTAATCGCATCAGCGGTCGCCTGAGCGTGGATGGACTCGCGCTCATAGAGGATTTCAGTCACTCGGTCTAAAATGTGTTGTTTGCGTGCTAATGTAGCCGCGTTATGCCTACTTGGCTTAAACCCAGCGGCCTCATAGGATTGAGCCGCGGAAATCCCCTTAGCCAGTTCCTGAGCAAACCGCTCATGCTTTGGGTTGGCGATAGCAGTCACGCCGCCCTCTTGAGGCTAAGCTCTGTCCGGAGTCGCTGGTTTTCACGCTCCAGCATGTCCACAATGCCAAGCGCCTCGTTCACACCGCTGAAGGGGCCATTCGACATACCGAGCACATCACGATCAGGCGCCTTGAAGCAGGCATCGTGAGCAGCCTGCAGCGCTTTAAGCGCCTGATTGTAGAATGGTCGATCGGACATCACACAACCTTCGCCTTTGCCGGCGTCTTGAGTTCCGCCCGCTCCTTGGCGCGCTGGGCTTCGAGTTCATCCTCAGCCTTACGCTCTGCGGCGACGCGCTCGTTGTGGGCGGTCGGGTCCTGGATCGCTGCGACGTGCATCAGGATCTTATCGCGGACGGTCTCAGCGCCTGAAGGCGTAACGCTAGTCAGGGTTTGAGCCAGTGCAGCGATGTGGGCCACGTGGTCATCCTTGCTTTCGACCTTGGGCTTGGTATCCGGACGCGGCGCATCAAGTTTGGTTTCTGCCATGGTGTTTATCCTCTTAGGGTGATGCATGCCCCATAAGAAAGCCCGCCGCGGATTTCTCCGGACGGGCGCAAATCAAGATGTTGCCCCATAAGGGGGTGATTTGGTTTTACTGTCAAGAACCCTTTCAGGCGTATTGTTGATAGCGGCCTCCGCTCGAATACGTTGTGCTTCCTCAGCGGCTTTCAGCAGAAGAGCAGGAATGCGGTTTATGATCACAAGGCCGGGAACAAAACCCTCGATTTCTCCATTCGCGTATACCTTCCAGCGATGGCCGCCAATTGGATCGCATATTTCAAACGCTGCAGTTTTATCACTCATCCAATCCCCCACAATTTAGCCAACCTATACCCGGCATCCTTCACCAGTTCAGCCGCTCCTGCAATCGCCTGCGGCTTGTTCGTCCAGCCGATCAGGTTACCGCATAGCTCCAGGTTTTCTTCCTGACACACGAACCGATCCACAACGGCACTGGAGCGCATTCCGAGGCACTGCTGAGCCTCCCGCCAGCGCTGACGGTGGAATACTTGCCCCTCGCTCTTGGGCATCCCAGCGGGGCCGCCTTCGCCTCCTGAGAATATCCGGTCTAGATCGAGGGAACTGATCGTGGGGGCCTGGCCGGCATGATACCAGTGATGTCGGTATTTCTGGAGCGCTGAATGCTCGGCGCCGGTGATTATTCCCTTTTTATGGGCTCGATCTAGCGGGCTGTCTCGCATGGTGTAGGTCTTGATTCCGCGATCTTCGCCTCCAAGGGCGAAGTTTCCGCCGGCCATCCGCAGCCGCTCAGGTGTCGGTGAACCATGGATCTCGATCGACGGATAGGCCGGATTTGGCTCCCCCTTGACCGTGGCCGGAATGCCGATCTTGCGCGGATTTCTCATTGAGGCCTCGGGCATGTTAGGTTCCTTCGCCGAATGTGATTTCAGGAGTGCCGTCCCAAGCGCCACGCGAAACCCAGAGGCCATGGCGGCCATCCGAGGCGTCTCCGTATTTCCACCACATCGGCCGCGCTGTTTTGGTCCATTCCACCAGTTTTTCCCAGCGGCTATGGCCCTCAGGAACGAAGATCGTCGCCAGATAGCCTTGCGGCCGATCGCGCAATAGCGGTTCCGGTGGCCGTTTGGCAAAGACGGGCCGTGGCGCCCGCTGTTTTTCCAGAAATGCCCGGTGGTCATCGCAAGCCTCGACCATTTCGCTGATGGTCGGCGGAAACTTGCTGCGGCGCTGGATTCCAGTCCGGGGATCGCACACATACGCAATCACCTCATCCGGATATTGCTCGAGCACAGCACCCAATGAGACCTTGAAACCCTCGGGGTCAGCAAACTGGTCAATTCGGTAGGAGGCGAAGAGAGCCATCTGGCAACGCAAAATCTGCGCTCTCCGACTGTTCGAGTTCGGCAAGCTCTCGGCGGAGGGAAGCCGTGAGACTGCCGCCGGATCGATTTTGATTTGTTCCATATGCCACCACGGTTTCAGCTTCTCGGAATTCGACTTTGGGGAGGGGTCTGGCATGCTCGGCAATGGCTTTCGCCAGCGGCTTTTCCAGATATTTGAAATGCTCAATCGGCCCGTCGCGCTTGCGCTGGGCGGTTTCCTTGGCTGCCTGGATCATCAGATCGGCCGGCCAGCCCTCGTTGAAGCATTTTTGCACCCAGACCGCGGCGCCGTACCAACCGAGCGGGCAGTTTTTCGGGTCGGAGAAACCGCAAGCGGCTGCCAAGGCGTCGGCCGTTTCCTGCGCCTCGTCTGAAATCAGCTTCGCGCGCTTACCATCATCATCTACTACTTCAGTGCTTTTAGTGTCTTCTACTTTGCGTCGCTGCTGCGTCGCTGCTGCGTCAGTTTGCGCGTCGCTTGCTGCGTCACGAGGCAGCGATACCTTCTGATATTTATTGTAGTTGCAAATGGTTATAACGGTAATGCCTGCGTCACTTTGTGCGTTGATCATGGCGTCGGTTTTCAGACGTTTCAGAAACCGCCTTACACGCGGCTCGTTCCATTGCCATTTGTCAGCCATGAAACGGAGAGAGGCCGCGACCTCGCCGCGCTCGAGTTGGACCACGGACGACCCAACGCGCTTGGTTCTGGCCTTGAACGACGCTTCGCCGATTAGCCACTGCCAAGCCTCACGCTCTGTCAGGGGCTCGTTGGCAAAGCTGGGGTGATCCCAGATGCCTCGATCGACGGCGAATACTCCACGCTCGCTCAAACCTGCGCTACCTTCCCTATCTTCTCGAGTGTGAACCTGCCGCCGACTCCGCGCTTGCCTTGAATCTTGATGTTGAACTGCGAAAGGCGCTTGTTGGCGTGGTTGGCGACCACCGCAATGATGTTTGTGCTGTCCGGCCCGCCGTCCCGAGTGTTGGCGTAAACCTCATCCATGATGTCGCCGCCGCTGATGCCGGCCGTTCCTGCGCGCTTCACGACGTTGAAGATGCGGCGCTGCAATGGCGTCAGGACGACGCCGATCTCGTCAGAGACGAGCGGGTGACCGCAGCATTTGCAGACCGGAACCTTCATGCCACGCTCTCTGTTGGAGTGGATGGAACGCGGCTCAAAAACTGATCTTCGCGGAGAACTGTCGTCACGCCATCGACCAGGATGTTCACGACGTGATGCCTGGCGATCTCAATTCTCAGCAATTCATCCGATCCGAATAGTTGGATGTTGAGCATGTGGCGGCCTGGCGCGGGTGTGGTTAGGTAGGCCAATTTTGCGATAGTCATTCGAACCTCGCATAGTTTCCGAAGTATTTCGTTGCAGCGTCGCAATAAGCTTTGTGGGCTTGTTCAGCAGAGGCATGACATCCCAGATCAATGCGCTTACCATTGACATTGATCTGGGATCGCCACTTGTTCGCAGAACGATGCGTCAGGCTGGTCTCGTACTTGACGCCCTTCAAACCGACGCGGGTTGCCGCGTGCTTTCGCATGTTGTGCTGGTTTTGCAGCGCCGTCGCCAACCTGAGATTCGAAATGGCATTGTTAGATGGATCACCGTCGATGTGGTCAATGAACATGCCATCTGGCAGGTTTCCGTGAACCCAAACCCACGCGAGACGATGAGCGGGATAGACCGGATTCCCATTGCCCGGCTTGAGAGCAATGTACCCGCGTTTGGTCTTAGTCCCAGCAACGCAGCCTGCCAAAGGTCTGCAGCTTCCCGTTGGCTGCTTGCGCCAGTGGAAAATGCCAGTGCCTGAATCATAATTCAGCCACTCCCGGAGATAATCTTGTGACGGAAGGGGCTTCATGCCGACCTCCGCTTCTTGGGCGCCTCAATCCTCAACTGCCTCAGCAGCAAATTCCCCAGCTTGGCTTCAAGCTTTGTCTTGCGCTGTGAACGGGGTTTGGCGCGGCGGGCGGCGCTGAGGGTTTCGTGGTACTGCGCGGCGATGGTTTTCATGTCTTACCTCCCCTTGATAGGCCGGACGCCGAGACGACGCTGGTATGCTTCAATGGCCCACGGATTGAGGTGGCGAACGCGAAGCTCATCTGCCAGAATCTTCGGATCAACTAGAGCGTTGTCGCTGATATGCGCAGCGAGG